GGCCTATAAAGGTCTGGCCACCGTTTTATAACGATGGAGGTCAGGCGCGTAGCGAAAATGAGTGATTGGATTCTGAATTGATGAGACTAATGGATATTAATCCATGAAATGTCATCAATAAGATCTTGGATCTTGGAATCTTCTCCTCTTACAATGTGATCCAACATTGCCGGACGCTGTGGTCTCAAATGCGACATCTGAGCGAACTCCATAGCTCGCAAAGACAATCTGCATTTTGCTTCTAAAACCGCAGCGGCCGCCTGATCCAAAGATTCTTTGGATTCAGGAGCGACGGATCGGTCGAGGTGACCGATGTACGGGCGGGTTATAAACCCATGTACGTCAGTGGACTTCATTAGCCTTAATCGGGCAAATGAGTCAGTTACTAGATCCATGGCTCTAACGCCAGGTTCTACTAACTCCTTTTCTCTAAAGGGCACTTGACCCATCACTTCAATGGATGGAACATTTTCCAGGCAACTTATCCTCAGTGAGGGTAAGGCCTGTTCTAAGAGCTGGATGGACGTTGTAGGCTGGGCCTCCACTACTTTCCTCTCTACATAGGTAGGGTCGGATTGTAGTTCCAATGCGTTTTCATTCGGCATTAGAAACCCAACATACTTTGTGGACACTCTATCAAGAGTATCTGAGATACAGTAAAGCTGTAAGGAGTTGAAATTATCTTGCCATTTCAGCTTCTTAAACTCATCGTGAGTTGGACATGGCAAGCCAAGCGGCTGTCCTTCCTGACGAGGATAGTATCCTCGCGGGAAGACCACGTCCCAGTACTTTCTGTATCTCACATCCCAAGGCTCGGTATTATACATCTTAACTTCTTTTCCATCTAATATGGATTGGAAGACTGATGATCGAAGAACCTTTTCCTCGATTTCATCATGAGTATAATAACCTTTCGATTGAAGGAGGCGTAAGACCCCTCTGGGGTCCATTCCGTATGGCACGGAAAACCTCTTCTTCAAATCGATGACAGAAGCTTTCTTGGGCACTATGAGGCCTAGCTTGTAGAAAGCATCCTGTATCCCATACTCCTGGAGTATGTCTGACAGGGTATCGACTGTGTCGACACCCCGACGAATGTTATTGCTTAAAAACTTTGACATGGTTCTCCGCTGGCTTAGGGAGAGATTGTTGTTGATGATACCCCAAATGCCACACTGTGTGGCTAGTGGAATCTTGTCCCATGACGAGATGAGTTCATCACCGAGCCACAAGTCCAATCCTCCAACTATTTGGGGATACTTTAAGTGCTCAAGCAATCGACCCTTAGGGACGAAAGACCTGGCTCTGACTATAAACCGATCTCTAACACATCGTACCCAGTACGGTGTGAAGATTTCAGAGTTTAGCCATCTTAAAGTTCGACCTAACGAGAGACCTTTCCCAATAGCGGTATTTCTATCGCTTTGAGAATCTCTTGGCCCCACTGAGTGGGGTGTTAGGAGTCTAACTTTAACTGAGTCCACAAAAGCGGATTTGTTATATGAATCGAGCGATTCATTAATCCTTTTTGTGCTTAGTGTTAGGTCAGCATCCTTGAAATAAAGGACCTTCTCGCAGTACTTGACTGCGGAAGTATTGGCCACAACACCATGCTTCTCGGGTGAGATTTTAGAACCCCACCTGAGATGGTTCTCAGTTATAAAATCTAGGTATTCTCTTGGTCCGGGGGCGATGTGATCATCACCCCCTGCTTTAAAGCAACGCCAAGGGACATACGGGCATGGAGTAACCTCAAACTTATCACTTACGAGTGATACATCCCCATAAGGGGATGCCCATAGCTCGGGAGTTTTAGGCTGAAGATAGCGTCTCATCGCATCTTCTTCACATGCTAGATTTAGTATGGTTAGAACACCTTTTGCAAGGGGTTCTCCCATAAAGATACCTCTCTTCTTGATGAACGTATAGTATGGCAGAGGATTGGATCCCCTGTGTATACGAACCTCACGATCGGATACAGCTACCACAATGGCAGCCTCCATCAAGGGAGTCGGTTTAACGCCAACTCCTTTTAGGAATCCGAAGACCATTGCTGCAATTGGCAATGGAGTAGGTATTGCGTCTGTCGCTTCAG